CAGCCTGGGCATCGGAGAAGGTCAGCGACACCGTGCCGGGAGCCGTCCAGGACTGTCCGGCATCGAGCGCGGTGAAGTCGACATCGAGCACAGTCGTCCAGCCGCCGGCCGGAGGGGCGGGGGCTACGCCCACAACTGTGGACGCTACCGCTGTCTCGCTGGTCACCGTGTCCGTATAGGTCACGGTCACCCGGACAACGTCACCGTCTTCAAGGCTGGATACGGTCAGATTTCCGGGCGCGGTCCCGGACAGAGATGCCCCTGATCCTGTGGCTTGTGTCAACGCGGTGGAGGCGGTGTAGGTGCCGCTCCCCCCGGCAGGGGCAGCGAACGTTAGTACTTTGCTTGTGGTGCCACTCGCCTCGCTGGCTACAGAAGGGGACGCGGCCGTGAACGGATCATAGTCCCCTTCGGGGCCAGACTGATAGCGCCCACCGGTCTGGAAGCGGCCCATTAGAGCCGCTCCAAACAGACAACCCAAGAAGCTTCATTGTTGGTTCCGCTCTGCCAGTTGGAGCGCAGGTAGATACTGCCCGTGGTGGTCGTGAACGAAACCCACTGAGCTTCACTGGTCACGCTGGTTTCTGTGGTAGTCCCGGACACCTTGGCCACCTGCTGATAGCCGTCATCCGTGAAGGTGGACGAATCGACCCCCACCGCGGGATGGCCGTGCGAGGCCGCCCCGGCGGTTTTCTTCCACCTCAGTTCACGAAGGCGGAACTGTCCAGCGCCCGGGGCGATCTCGATCGTGCTGGTGGTGGTTCCGCTTGTCTCGGACAGTGCATAGACCAGAAGTCTACCGCTCCCGGAGATGGACAGTGTGGCGGGCTGCGCAGGCATCGAGTCTCCAGCGGTGAAGGGTGCTTAACTCGGACAAGGCCCGATGTCAAGCGGTCCTGCTTTGGTAGCGGATCTGAACAATCTGGCCAGTGGTCAACGGGGTTACCAAGGTGACCTTGTTGAGGGTGATTGTGTAGGCTGCGGCCAGAAGGGGCGCGCCGTCGACGAAGACAATCCACGTCCCATTGGCCACGTCTGCGAGGGGGGACAAAGAAATCTCGGTTTGTCCACCTGGGGCCAGGGAGGTATAGGCCGCCTCCTGCTGGTAAAGCCTGGGGCGCTCGATGACCCTCCGCCCGGCCGTAGTGACAATGCCGACCAGTCCGGTCAACGCATCTATGAACAGTTCGCCGGCCCCCCTGGGCTTGCGGGGTGATGGGGGCTGAAAGCGGGTCCGTACACTCACAGGAGTTCATCCTCCGGGAAGGCGAGCAAGGTAAGCTCAACCGCGCCCGCCATCCAATCAACGCTAACGGAACTAACCATAGCCGGGCGTCCGTCCAACTGGTCAATCCCGGCAGTCCTGGACGGTGCGGTGAAGTAGAGCCGGCCGTGATCTCCCGGGGCAAGAGCCGCGAAGCGGAGGCCGACCGTTACGGTATAGACCTCCGCGACTCTGGTGTAATAGCTGCGCAGTTGCGCCATCACCCGTTCAGCCTCGTCTGTCTCCCCCGTGTAGAGCCTGCCAGACTGGTCAATGTCCCGACGGTAAACAAAGGGGATGGACCTGGGCGGGGAAGTGGTCCCGGCCACGGCTACCGATGTGACCAGAACGGTCACATATTCGGCTTCCTGGCCTTCATTGTACGATGCCCAGGACGGGAGGGCCAAAAGGTCAGAGTCCTGGACGGTGAAGACAAAGCCCAGGTAGGGCGCCATCGGGTCAGATGCGGCGCGGACAGTTAGGCATCCTTGGCGCACAGTCAGGAAGAACCCGCCCGGACTGAGCCACCCGGACAACCAAGAAAGAGCGTCGTCTGTCTCTTCGTCTACGATGCTCTCCCAGATGAGGCTGGGGCAGGCTTGACGGTGAGCGGTTGAGTCTGTCACGTCGAATAGGTCGACAGGGATAGATAGACCCCACTCCCGGGGATAGATGTCGAGCGACCTGGAAGCGCTGGGCGTCCCTGTCGAGGTCAAGATCCGAAGAGCCACCGTGATCGGATGACCGTACAAGTATGCAACCGACTTGACCCGAATATCGTTAGAGTCGATCAGGTTGAGGGCCAGGGTGTCCATGACCCCAGTGGTCAGACCTGAGAATTCAGAAGAGGTCAGACCGGTGTAGGTGATGACGAAGGGCTCCCCGCTTTCGCCCACCTGGATCAGAACCGCGCCCAGGATGTTACCGGAGCTGTCTTCACTGTACTGGAATCCTGTGGTGTCATCAACCCCAAGGGGGTCATCGGCTGGGGTCCAGAGTGTACCGTTCACCGGATAGGTGTTGCCTTCGTCTTCGTCCAGATGGAAGAGGTAGGCAGACCCGTAGTTTTCAGCGTCAAGCCTACAACGGAGGGCGCCGAGCATCGACGCCGCCCTGATTGTCCACTGTCCAGCGTTGTAGCTAAGCGCGTCCCCGTCGAGCATCCCAAGGAAGATGCGCTCGAAGCCTGAACCGTTCGCGCTGACATCCACCTCCAGGATGGAACCCCGCAAGGCCCTCCGGGTCAGGTTCCGGCCGCTCCCAGGACCGTAAAGGACAATCTCCGCGCCGCCCGTGTCGGATGACCAGTCATCTGTCCGCAGGGTGCTACCCTCTACCCGGACCTCCCGGATGTAGAGTTCGTCATCACCCATCCCAGGGATGGAAAACAGAACCAGAGGGGAGGAGTCCGCTTCCGGCTCCTTGAAGTGACGGCGGATCTTAGCCCTGAAGACCAACTTGAGGGACGGGGCGGCCAGGGCCTCGACGAAGTCAGGGGACCATGCCATCAGGAAATCCACCCGCGATTATGAATCCTGGGCCCTCCCATCAACAGACTCCGGGAAACCCTGGGCCTGACCGCGCTTTCAAGGGTCGCGCCCTGGTGAACGGTCCCGCTCCTCAGTACAGTCAGGCCAACCGTATCCAGCGAAGGGAAGGCCACACCAGGGGGGCGCCACAGCGACGTAGCCAGATTTGGCGACCAGATGAGGGGGAGGCGGAGAGTCCAAATGCGCCTCCGTTCACTGGTCAGGATTCCCCCTGGGTCTGCCTTCGGGTCGAGGTAGAGCACCGGCCAGAAGTCTTCGTATCTGGCGATGGGTGGCGTTTCATAAGCGTAAACGGTGCCGGGCGAGTCCAAAACGATCGCAGTAGCGGAAGGTGTCCCGTTCACTTGGACATATTCCCGACGGTGCCCAGGGAACGGCTCCTCCAGGATGATCCGATCATTGTCCGCGAGTGCGGCCGACGCGTTCCAACTGGTGAAAATGTTGGACAAAGGCCGGATCGTAGTTGTGCCAGCGGTCGGCCTCCTGGGGAGACGGGCTGCGAAGAGCTTCGCAGAGTCGCGCCCGAACCCGACCAGCCCACCGACTTGAAGGTGAGCGATCATCGGTTCAAGTTGTGCTGCAAGGGTTCCGTTGGTTCCTGAGCCGAAGTCCTCTAGAACGATCTCGATGCGGTGGACAATGCCCAGGGCCACGACCCCATGGCCGGGAAGGGGCGAGGGCTCGCCGATGACCTCGGCTTGAACGGGGAGATCGCTCAACTCTTCGCCCAGGTCGACGCTGGACGGTCCACCGTTTTGGTTCGGATACCAATAAAATGTGGGCGTTCCCATCAGATCAAAGCTCCGCGCCTGCGGGCGCTTTTCATCGACCGTTCAAGGTCCCGGGCGTTCCCGAGCATGGACCCTCCGACGTTGACGATCAGGGCGCCGCTTTGACTCTGCCCAGACTGGCGGGAGGTGGAGCCTTGCTGCGCATACCTGGGCGAAGAGGAAGCGCCGGACTGTTCATTCCTACCGCTTGCCCTGTCCTCCCTTCTGGCCTCCCTCCTGGACTTGCCAGTGATCAGATCAATCAAGGCATCTACCAGGGAGCGGCCGACATCCCTCCAGAAGTCGCGGGAAAGCAGGGCGCGGACCGCATCGGCCAGACCCTGAACAATGAGTTTGCCAGCGTTGAACACACCGCGGGCGAGGGCCTGTGTCAGGTTCACCCACAGTTCGGGGTTCAGGATGGCGCCGAGCAGAGCAGGAACAGCGGCAACAAGGGCCTCTGTAAATGCGGGGATACCCTTGGACAGAATCGAGGGCAGACCGTTCAAGACTCCCTTCAGAATCTCGCCCAGCTCACCGGGGAGGTTGCGCAGGCCATCACCAAGCGCCTTGAAGGAGCCCAGGAAGTTCTCAGCGAGATCACCAGATGCGGAGGAGTTGAGCAGTCCGACCGCTGCGCCCGCGGCGCCGACAACTCCCGAAGATGCCCCCAGGGCGGTCAGTCCGGTCTGAATCGCTGTCCCCGCCCCACCAGACACAGAGGAGATAATCCCCGTGGTCAGTTCGAGCCGACTGGACTTGGCCAACTGTTCGCGGGCAGAGGCCAGAGACGACATCGCTTCTTCCGCCTGTCCGGCGGTAACAATGCCCCGGGCCTGCGCCGCCTCAAGCTCGATCTCTGCGATCGTCAACTGGTCAAGCGCCGACAATGCAGGGGCCGGGACCGTTCTCGACAGGGTCGAATAGAACCCGGCCAGGGCATCGGTTCCCATCTGGGTCTGTTTAACCAGTCCAGCGGCCCAACTGTCAAACTCTTGGGAAGTTGCGGCAAGCTCCACCGCGTTGGATGCAGCCAGGATTTCAACGCCCAGTTGCTTGAAGGCCGCTGCGGTCTGTTCAGCGCCGATCCCCAATTTGCTGGATTCTTCGGCCAGGCTTGCCAGTTCTTGTTGAAGCTCCGCCAAATGGCGCCGCTCTTCGGAGAGGCCCCGTAGCGCAACCTGGCGAAGTTCGTTCAGGAGCCGTTCCCGTTGGGCCTGAAGGTCTGTTGATTTGGAGGTCCTGTCCTTGGCCTTCGCAAGCCGATCCTCTTCGGCGGCCAACTCCCGGCTGTATTCGGCAGAGTCGCGGATAACTTGGCGGCCCTTTTCAAGGGCGCCCAACCGTTCATCAAGAACCTTCTGAGCGGCTTCTTGCTCCTGGCGGAGTTTGGCGTTGGCCTGTTTTAGCTTCTCCTTCTCCAGAACCGTCTGCGCTTCTGAACGAATCAAGTCCTTGTTGGCGTCAATCTGTCGCCCGATCGACTGGACATGGACGGAAGACGCCAGAATCCCCGCCCGGGCCTGCTCTTCGAGCTTCACGATCTGGCGGTCGGCCGTGACGCTGTATTTGTCCAACTGACCAGTCAGAACGCCAAGGTCAATCTCGGATTGTTCCGCCCCCACCTGGAAGGCGCCCCATGCCATCGAAGTGTCAATCACCGCCTGCCGGGCTCTGTTTAGGGCGGTTGCCGCTTCGTTCGCGCGGGCCACCACTCGGCCAGAGGCTTCGGCCGCGGCCTCTGTGTGGTTCTTCAGGACGACATAGGCCGTCCCCAGGGATGCTGCTGCGACCGTGGCGATAGCCAGAGGGCCAGCGATAGCGGAGAAAGCGGCGCCCAGGCCCTCGGTAGACTGTACAACCTGCAAGCCCTGTTGGATGAGGATCTGTATGGGGGACGCACCCATGGACAGTTGGGAGATCACATCCGGCATTTGTGTAGCGACACCTGACAGCGCCGCACCAAATGCCTTGGTAGAGCCCCCCGCCTTCTTCGCAGAATCTCCGAAGCTGTCGATCCCGCCAGTCTGAACAGTGGGCGCGTCAATCCTTCCGATGGCGCCACCGAGGTCAGAAAAGGAAGATGAAGCGCTAACAGCGGTCGCGGACACCCTGGCGAGGTCAGCGCTTAGCCCAGTGGTGGACGCACCAACTGAACGGACGATCGAGTCAAGCCCGCGCGCTTCGCTCTGTAGCACACCCACGGACTGCCCGGCCCTGCCCGCATCGGCCGCGATAGAGGCCAGCGCGGGCCCCATCAGGTCCTGGACAGACAGTTCGTAGCGGACTGGGGTGGTCACCGTTTACTCCTCTTCGCCTTGTCAATCTCATCGGCCTCGGCCCTGCTACCAGCGCGGGCCACCTCCATCAAGGTCCTAAGTTCCTTCGGGCCCAGGGTCAGCACTTCCAGAGGGCTGAGCTTGTACCGCCTGGCCAGTTTGTCCACCAGAACCAGATCCCGGTCTGCGAAACTTCGGAATGGTCTGGCCATCCTCCCTAAGGATCTTGTCAGCCAGGTTGCCAGGCTGGACAGCAAAGCGGAGGGCCACTCCCAGGATTTCCTCAACGGCGTCCATAGGCAGAACTTCGGCCAACTCTTCGACGCTGTCGAAGGATTCAAAACAGTCGGAATCTCTGGCCTTGAAGCCGATCAAATAGCCGAAGGCCATCACCCTGCGCTCATTCAGTCCGTCCACGATCTGGCTGGCCTTCACCGGGCAGGCCTTGTCTCCGTCCATCCCAGCGGTTCGGGCGGACAGCGAGATGATCGCTGCCACGTCGAGGTCAGACATCCGCCGAACCCGGAAAGTGACCGGAAGTCCGTTCACATCCACTTCAGCGTCCACATAGTTGTTGGCCTTTAGGGCGGCTTTCAGGCTCATGTTCGCTCAGGCCGCGATCGCGGATGATTGAGTGTTCACGACAACGATCGACATCCCGGGGTCTGTAGAGTCCGGCCGGGGATGGAAGGTGTACGAATATGGAATCACCCCCTGCGAGGCGATAGACATTTCGTTTTCTTCGACCCGGGAATTGTGCAGGGTAACCGTAAAGGTCCTGGACCCGGAGGTGAAGGTGAAGGCCAGGTCTGAAGATGTCTCCGCCCGCGCGCCCGTCCAGATAGTGTCCGTTTCATAGTCAAACTCGACGGTCGCGGACAGTTCCATCATCGAATCCGGCAAGATGTCGGCCGGGGTCCGGACAGTCCCGAGCTTGTGGCGTGGGGTCATCCCCCTGTTGCCGGAGATCGTGATCTTGCGGGCCTTGTAGGTGGTGGAGTTCCAGGTCAGCGCGGTGAGCGCGTGCCAAGTGAGAGGATAGGAAACAGATGTAGACTCTGTCAAAGAGCCGGTTGCGGTGCTCCGACTGCCCTCCGACTTGTGCCCTACCCAGGTCAGTTCAACCATGGGCTCCTTGTCCACCTCGAAGACCATCTCGAAGGCGGAGACATAGCATCCCGCGAACTGTTCAGCGTTGCCAGAGGAACCAAGCACAATCTCACAGGTGTACGCGTGCTGGTCCTTCCCGAGCGGGTATGTGTGCGTGTACAGTCCGCCGGAGGGGCCTGTAGTGCCCGAACCGCTGCCCATGATGGCTTCCAGGATCATACCGATCCCGTGGTAGCCAAGCTGGTGGACAGACTTGCCCTCCGCCGAGGTCGACCCCAGGAAGAAGCGCGAAGCCAGCGGCGAGGTTGTATTGGTGGTCGGAAGGACCTCGGAAGGCTTGATATTGCTCGGCTCACGGAAACTAATTTCCATGACCGGCATCTTCTGGGTCGGGGTAACCGCGGTTCCCGCGGTCGACTCTTCACCAATCTGGAGGCAAGCGCCCAGCCCTGTGTAGGTGGCCATGGTCAGATCCCGTAGTCAGTGACAAGGCAGTACCCGCGCACATTCCGGCGGGCCCCCCTTGCGGTTGTGTATGTGATGGACAGAATACCCTCGGTCGAATTCACGTGACTGCCCTGGAAAAGGACCATAACAGCGGAGGGCTGTTCAGTTGCGGTCCCCTGGGAAACAAACCGGGTGGCCGTCGCGTCGACCATTGAAGCCTCGGCCGTGGTCCCGTCCCGGAGGTATTCATAGGTCACATAGCCCAGCTCATCAAGGACAGTCACCTGACCATGAGGGTCGGCGCGTTCGTTCAAGTCGTCGGGGACGACGTAAACATAGACCTTATCGGCCTTCGCCTTGGAGATCGGGGCGAGGGTTGAAGAGGTGGTCCGCGGCTGTTGCTGGCCTGCCCGGAGGACCCTTGGCCCGGCGGGCGTGGACAGTTCAATGTAGCCAGCCACGGGGGCGGAAATGGTTGGAGACGTGGCCGCCGTGGCTGCGCTCGCATGGCCCCAGTAGAGCCAAAAACAGTTGGCCCCGGTCTGGAGGGATGCCGCGTCAATCTGAATGGTGCCGGTCCGGTTTGTCTTGTTGAAGCTGCTCAACCCGAATGTGGACAGAGTCGTCCCATTTGACGTGGTAACCCGGATGTCTTCGCCAGAGGTCCGGACGTTGCTCCAGAACAGATCCCAATCGTCCGGTATGGCTACTTCCACGTCGGCTGTAGTTGTGCTCGCACTGTAAACAGTGATCGGCGTCCGATACTGCCAGGTGGCCGGGGTCAGTGATGGGACGCTCAAGAGGCTCATGCGGAAGGGCTAACCCGAAGTGGGTGGGGGGTCAAGTGGGAACCGCTGGCTCCCTCCATGTGGCCAGAAGCACTATCGCACCGTCCAGGCCGAGGGCCCCACCGTCCGCCCCAGCTCCGCCCGGGGCGCTGTCAGTGGTGGTCACATTGATCGCAGTCACATCGCCCCAGGCCCCTCCAACGCCGGGCCCCCTTCCGTCCAGGGTCCTGTTCAAGTCAAGGCTATAGCGGAGGTCTTGAAGCAGGCGGAGGGTCTGTACATATACCTCGGAACGGGCCTTGGAAGTCGCGGCGAAGCGGAACCCGATCCCAATCTGAGCTGTGATCAGGTGGGCGGTCAGGTGTTGAGGTTCAATCCTCATAGAGTCAATGAACAGATACAACCCGGCGGGCGCGGTGCCTTGCGGTGGAGGGTAAACAAAGACCTGGGCGCCGGTCAGCGTGCGGCCAGACTGGTTCGCAGGCGCAGCGCCCACGGTCGCAACCATCTGTGCTTCAATCGCTGCCAAGATGTTCTCTGCATGGCTCGCCATTATTCACTTCCCCCGCAGGACGGACAGAATCCGGGCCGATAGAGCGCCCTCCACCTTCGGGGCCACATCGTCAAAAGCATCCCGCATGAACCACTTTGGACGAATGACCGTCTTCTTTAGGAGGATGTAAACAATCTCAGACCGGTTCTTCCTATCTTGGACCAGGAGGGCCCTGACCGGACTGAGGAAGACAAAGCGCAGCCCGCCCGGGAAGTCGCGGGCGGTTTTGTATCTGTGAACCCCGGCCGGAGTCAATGCGGGACCGCCTGGAACCGGAACAGTCAACCACTTTTTGTTCACCGGCCGGACCGTTGCCCCCCGCTCCTGGGTCGAGGCGTACACCAGGTCCGCACCCGAAGCGTTCGCGGCCAGGGTCAAGGTCTGACCGTCCACCTTGGCCCGGATAGACCTGACCAGAGTTCCCGACCTTGTCCTCATTCTGGCCGCCGCGTTCTGTTTTCCGAGCTGCTCCATCTTCAGGCCAGCCGTGGTCAACGTCTTTGACGTGATGACCGGCATCTCTGCGCGGAGTCTGAGGAGGTTGCGGGCCAGTTGATCGAAGTCCATCCGTTCACTTCAAGACAATGTCGTCAGTTAGGACGGAAAGCCAGCCGGGAAGAGCTCTAGCCCAGAGCAGAACCGCAGGGACCGCGCGGGTCTGACCCTCCTGGAAGTCGTAGCCGCACCACTGGCCAGGAGCTGAGGCCCTGACCGTTACATGCCCTGAGAATGGGTTGGTTGGATTGTACACCTTCAACCCATCACAGAGGCCGCTTGACGATATCCCGAAAGGAACTTGCGGACATCGGGGCCCAGGGCCATGGCCTCTTCGGTGAAACTGCGGTCGCCGATCCTGGTCACCCCCTGGGTCGTCCGTCCATCATATAGTGAACGGACAGCCACCCGGGCGGCCATCTTCAGATCTTCGGGGACAGTCGACCACCCGGCTACCAGAGTCACGCGGAGGGACCCGGAGACTGTGGACCATGCGGCCTTTGTCCCGGTGCTCTTGAGTCGGACTTCCCAGCCAAGGTCTGCCTTGAGGAGGGTATAGTCTGTTGACGTGACCACATCGGCCGGGTCTGTATAGTCGAGGTCGTCATCCTCAACGATCTCCGTGATCGAAGATACGGGGAAAGACGGCGCCCACCCAAGGATGAGGCGCCGAAGGTCCCCGTCTTCGTCCACGTATGGATAGACAATGCGGGTCGCGCTTTCCAAGGTGTTTAGACCGTTGGAAGGCGCTGGAACCCCGCAATAGTCCGCGAACAATCTACCGATCACCGCGATCAGGGCGTCAAGGTAGGCATCCTCGCTGGTGCCCTCGATGCCCGGGATGTGCTCCCGGGCCTCTGCCGCGGTGATCAGCGCCATATCAAGCGATCTCCGAGCACTTGACCAGAAGATGGCCGTTGATGGCGGCCCCTGTTCCGCTGTGGGTCACCGCGCACTTGAGCATGTTCGCACAGTTGGCGGACAGCTCCAGAGCGGTCCCGGCGGTTCCGGTCAGGGTGAATTCGAAGACAGTCCCGCCGGTCAGCGCATCGGCCGCGGTAGTGCGAGCGGTCGCCATCGAGGTCCCGCCCACCGTCAAGGTCAACGTGGCGTAGTTCGTGCCGTGCGCCGCAGTGGTCGCATGGGGGACGAAGTAGACCGCCATGATCTTCAGTTTCTGTTCAGAAGCGTTGGCGACATAGATGTCACCACCGGTCCCGGCAGCCACCGAGATCCCAGAGGAGTTCAGTTGACGAATGTACATTGTTCACCTTCTCAGGGATCAGAGGTAGTTGTAGCCGTACACAACGGGGCACTCAGAAGAGAGCGCGTTGCGGCCGAAGAACAGTCGCTCAGTGGTCACCATCGAGACGGTGCGGGTAGTCGAGTCCCGGACAATCTCCAGGGTCGGCGCCCGGCGCCGGTAGACCCGGAAGGACTTGGTGTTGGCGGCCAGGAGCCCAGCCTTGGCCCCCGAGCCCGTGAACAGACCAGAAGAAGCCAGGTCGGCCGACATCCATGGGGAGACAACCAGCGGCTTCCCGAAGAGGGCGGCCACTTCGCCCCGCAGGATGGTGGCGCCCTGCCCGTACTTGTCGACGGTCAGGACATTGGTATCAGTGGCGATCTTCTTCCAGAAGAGGTCAAGGCCGCAGATCAGAACCGTACCGTCCATGCTGGCGAACTTGCCCAGGCGGGAGAACAGTTGTGCAGCGATGTCGGAGACAGTCTGCATACTGCCCATGTCGACCGTATGGGTCGATGAATTGTCCTGGGCCAGGGCCCGAAGCCCAATCCAGCCGCGGCGGTGATCGTTCGAACCGCCCAGGCCGGAAGCGCCCCAGCGACCGTCAATGTTCCAGGAGGCGATAGCGTCCTGATGGGTGGCGGTGCTGTCACCGTTCACGATCATGTCGCCCACGGCGGCCCGATGGGTGGCAGGCAGGTGCTCCGCCATGAACCGCTGAATATCCACCTCGCCGTCCTCGATGGCGGTAATCCGCATATTGAACAGAGAGGCCAGTTCAACCGGCGCGATCGACTGGGAGGAGGTGGTGATATTGGTGGCCGGAACCTTGGCCAGTTGATCGGACTGGTTGGGCGGGTTCAGGAGGTAGCAACGAGCCTGACCGGTCAGGGTGAAGATGACGGTTGCGGGGCCCGTGATGTTCTCGACCGGAAACAGACTCTCGACCACATCAGGCATGGTCGCGGGCCTGATCAGGTCCCCGCTGTAGTTGTCCGGAATCCACTCGCCACCGTATCCGGACACATCGGCGAAAGACTTCGCCTCGAAGTCGAAGGATGCGCGTTCTTCGCCGAACCCTTGCGACTTGAAGTGCTTGGACATCGAATCGCCGATCTGGTCACTCTTCTTCGCAGCGTTGGCGCGCTGGTCCAGGGTGAGATCCAGGGCGGCGCGGATCGAGGCCGGCGCCTGGAAACAGAGGCGGACGAACTCACCGTCCAGGCGCTCCCGGGTCTTGATCCCTCCGTACTTGGCCAGAGTCGGGCCGGAGCCCATGGCCAGACGGTGGAAGGTGCGGGCCTGGGTTGCGTCCTGAAGCCGCTCTTGCCACTCTCCACAGGTCTTCTGGTCAGTGAGCAAGCCGGGAAGGTGAACCTTGGTTCCCCTGTATTCAACCGTCTCGTCGTAGAACCGGACAGTACCATCATTGTTGATGTACAGTCCCAGGTCGGTCGGGTCGCCCGCCCGGGTCCGGGTCTGAACGCGCTTGCCCTCCTCAGAAGCAAGGACCTGCTTGTGAATCGCGATCGCCTCGTCGGTTGCGCGGTCCTTCAGTTCCTTGGTCTTCACGCCAGACTCAATGGCGTCCGCGACCTTGGCGGCCCAGGCGCCCAGTTCGGCTACCGAAGTCGGCGCCTTCCGGATCTCGTCAATTGCGATACCGCTCATTTGTTCTCCTTCGACGCAAAGAACGCGTCGAGACTGTTCTTCTCTGCGAAGAAGTCTTCAAGGTCGCCGGCCCGGTGCTCATCCACAGGCGGAGAGCCGGGGAAAGAGGACTCGTCACGGATGGACTGTTCAATCCGCTGGGTAAAGAAGGAAGACGCCAGCTCGGTCAACTTCTGTTCAACCCCGGTCAGCACCCGGGCTGATACCGCATCAACAAGCCCACCCAGGTCCACCCCACTGTTGCGGATGACCAGAGCGCCCGTGTTGGCAGGGATGCCGACCACAGAGCACTCCAACAGAAGGTTGGGGCCCTGGAACACAGACCCGCGTAAGCCTTTGCGGGGGTCTGTGTCGGGAAGGCTCCTCCGCTCCAGGGCGTTCCTGGGGCGGAACCCGACAGATACCGCCCGGATATGGCCCTCGACGACCTTCTGTGCAATCTCCTGGGCGTCCTCTGTCTTCGACCACACAAGCCGACCGGTCAACTTGCCCCCCCGGACCTCCACATCAGACCATGAACCGACCACGTTGCTGGCGCTCGCCCAGTGGTCGACAACAGCGATCGGGTTGTCATTGAACTCTTTGAGGTCCCAGGACTGTTCAACGATGTCGTCGTGTCTGTCCGGTGCGGGCGTTGACATAACAAACCAGGCAGCGTCCATCGTGGGCGGATGGAAGCCGGCGGCCCGGAGGACCTCGGAGTCAGTGATCGCCAGATGCTTGATCATGTGGTTTGACTACCATGCTCAAAGGATTGGTGCAAGTGAACAGGCTACAATTCCTCTATAACACTCGGGACAAGACCGCACCGGCAGTTACAGTCAAGCGCAGGGGAACCAAAGCCCCCAGGGGCCGGGGCGGTTCTCCCTGCGAACGGACCCGCTGGGATTGTAAACGTCTCACCCGGCATCACCTCATCACCGTCCAAGAGCATGTGCTCATCCCGCACATGCAAATCCCGGGCGGACAGCCAGAGCTTCCGGACGTTGACCCCTGACAAAAGACCCTGGTTGATAGCAGAGTCTGTCCCGGTAGAGACTGCCCGGCATGTCTCCGTTCTGGCGATCAGCAGCGACCGGGAAGGCCCGAAGTCTACACTGTCCTGGATGGCCTTCTGGATGTCGTTGACAGTCCCGCCCTGTTCATAGACAGTCAAGACTGCGTCTTGAATCTGCTTCCGGGTCGTTGAGTTGACCGCTGTAACCATCTGCGCCACCTGTTGACGGGTTGCAGCGCTAAGCCTGGACGGTTCAAACAAAAGCCCGGACTGAATCTGGTCAATCCCGAACCTGTAGCCAGTCTCGACCGTACTCCTGATCGCACTTTCCAGCGCTTCCCGGAGCATTTGATCTTCCACCCCAGGGGGGAAGATCTCGTCGACAAGGTCGGATACAAAGTCCTTCGCAACCAGTCCGGCCTCGACGGTGGGGCGCTCTCTGTCCGCGACATCCGAAAGGCGGGCCAGGACCCGCCCGCTCTGTTCACTAAGGGCGGCCAGGACAGAAGCCAAGAGCTTCCGTTCAGCCGGCGCCCTGACCTTCATCTCCCACTCTGCCCAGGATGCGGCGCGGGCCTCGCTCTCTGCTTCGAGCTTGTCCGCGACTGTCCGCAAGGCGGCGCGCATCGAAGGCCAACCCAGGGCGCCGACCACTCCCCACTTGCACTGCGCAACCACACCAGCGATCTCGGACAGTGTGGCCTCATTTGTCCGCCCGCGCAGCTGGGCCCCGTCCTGGTAGTGACCGGCGGCCCAATCTTCCCGCTCTCTAACCCAGTCCAAAACAGACTCGGACCGGGCACCCCCTTCGTACTCGCCCCACAGGGCCCAGGCTTCCGGCCCCCGGATATTTCCGCCCGCCCTCCAGATTTTGGGGTACTTCTCGAAGAGGTCCGCCAGCCAGGCGCGCGGGGGGCGTGCATAGTCGGACTGTTCAAGCCTTGGTTCTTCTCCGTCCAGGGCCCGGATTACCTTCACCGGCTCGATCTCTTCGGTTGTCTCGTCATCTTCTGGCACAGTCTGTCCAGGTCTAATCGGCGCATCGGCCAGCCCTTCATAGGCCAGGGCTGAGGCAGGATCGGCCCCGAACTTCTCCACAAGGATGACCGCACGGTTTATCTGGGCGGTCCGACTGTCCTGGAGCACAGCGACAGAAGAGAAGTCATGTTGAATGGTCAAATCATCACCAAAGGCCCTGGCTACCCTGGTCAGTTGACCGTCAATCATCGCGGCGCGCTTCCGGAGCGATTCCCAGTACCCGCGGGACTGTTCGGCAGCGGTCGCATAGTTCGCGTTGTTGCTGAACAGTCGCGAAGGGGGGACGCCGAAGACCGCCATGATCTCCACGTCGAGGCGGGCTTGCTGTTCGGTTAGCTGCATTTCCTGGGCGGTGAGAGACAGTGAGTCGACCTTGACGGTCTGGTCAATGACCAACGGCCGGCTCTCTTTCGCTGCCCGCATATAGGCAGACTGTAGCGCACTCATCAGGGCTTGAGAGAGGCGCAGTTGATCAGACCCGGCGGAGATAATCACCAGGGGGGCGCCAATTGCCGCGTTCTGTTTGGTCCGCTCCCTCATGGCCAGTTCTGCGGATAGTGTCCGGTCCAGGACCCTGATCAGCCCCTCCCCCATCACCCCATCGGGGGTATCTGCCCAGCTGGGCATCCTCGCATGGAGGACCGCGGAGGGTTCATACTTCTTCTGGTTGGCGCCGAAAACATACCCGGCGGGAGTTCCGAACGGACTGGGGACCACGTTGACATGCCCAGGGTGGAGACGGAGAAGCCCGACCGGCAGGCTCCGTTCACCGAGCAAGATCAGTGCGTACGCGTTGCCTGGGAGAAGAAGATCGATCGCCCACTGTTGCCGCCACAGCACGCCCGACCCGGTCGGGTCGATGCTGAGAGGATTGTCAAGGATGGCCCGCAGCTCTGGGATCTCGACTGTCTTCGCCTCCTCTCCGCTCCCTTTGACGATCTTCAGGGGGAGCCCGGCCAGGTCCTCCGCGATGGCCGAGGCGCAAGCCCGGACCATGGGAAAGGCCGCATAGGCGGACATGCTTTGCTCGACCGCGTATGACGGCGACTGCGGCGCGGACGCTTCCCAGCCCGCCCCGTAGGAGACAGACTCAATCCTTGGGGTCTGTTCCCCCCGGAACCCGAAGGCTCTGGCCAGGTATCCAAAGCCTGCCCCGATGGGGGAGACGATCCGACTGTACCAGGGTGCGGCGGTGCTCATGCGAGCCGCTAACCCGATGCGGTCGGAATGGCAAGCTATGCCCTATACGGCAGGGACTGTCCCTGCCGTTGCGAGTTTGTTCACTTGATCCTGGTACTCCGCCTCTGCGGAGCCCCTTTTGTGGTGAATCGAGGAACTCCACCCTCCGCGACACGCGCAAGCGGCGCCGCTAAAAAAGATCAGGCGGCCGCCAGAGCTTCGGCCGCAGCGATCGCCACGGCTGGGCCGATATCCCAGTGCTCGGGCGGGTGATTGTGTCTGGCTCCGTACTCTGGCCCACGGGTCCGCCACTCCTCCAGGGTGGCGCGCTCGCACCCGTAGCGGAGGATGGTCTGTCCATCCTCCAGGCGGAGAGCGGACCAGCGGTAGCCGCCGGCCTCGCCCGCTGAGGTAGATAGGATCGTACCCTCGGCGATTTTGGCCCCTGTCAGGATGGCCCCCGCCAGGTATGCCTCCCTCAGGTCGGCCCCCTCCAGGCCGGCCCCCGTCAGGTATGCCCCCGTCAGGTATGCCCCCCTCAGGTCGGCCCCCTCCAGGCCGGCCCCCCTCAGGTCGGCCCACGTCAGGTATGCCCCCCTCAGGCCGGCCCCCCTCAGGTCGGCCCCTGCCAGGATGGCCCTCGTCAGGCGGGTCACCCGCAGGTTGGCCCCCCTCAGGTCGGCCCCTGCCAGGATGGCCCTCGTCAGGTCGGCCCCTTCCAGGTTGGCCCCCGTCAGGTCGGCCCCGGTCAGGCTGGCCCCCGTCAGGTCGGCCCCGGTCAGGCTGGCCCCCGTCAGGTCGGCCCTCTTCGGCGCAGCCTCACCCGAATCGTGCCAGGGGGTGAACCCCTGGCTGGCCAGCCATGCCAGATGGGGAGCATACCAGGGGAGGACAGCGAGGTGGGCGGGAATGGGGGCCATGATGTGCTCCTTCATCGGCGGGGTTTCGTTGCCGCCGATGAAATACACCTATCTCGCCTTCCGGAAGGCGCAAGCGGAAGTGCGAAATATTTAAAAGTGCGGCCACGATCGCGATCATGGCCTGCCTTAGCTGGCCGTGATCTTTTTTTCCGAATCGCGCTTGCGCCTTCCGGAAGGCGAGATAATAGAAAAACATCGGCGGCAACGAAACCCCGCCGACAAAAGGAGCCTCAAATGACCACCATCACCTGCCCCCGGTGCGAAGGACAGAAGACCCTGGACCAGTTCCTCCGGGTTGAGTATGGCCGTTGCTTCCGCTGCGGTGGAAGCGGCCAGGTCAAGGCGGCGCCCCCCTCGGACCGCATGGCGGTCAGTGTTGGCCCCGACGGGGCCCGCTACAAGCGCCTCACCCAGGAGCAGGCCGGCGCCTTCCTGGCCGCAGGGCGCTGGCCTGCGGACTACTGCGGGGCCGGCCTGACCGTCAGGGTCAGGGCGGGCGGAGACTACCGCCTTGAAATCGACCTTTACGCCCATGACGATATCCCCGGAGAGGTGGTCCACATGGGCCGCAGCGCTGTCGACTTCCGCGGGCGCCCGGGAGGCTGGGAGATCGTCAATATCTCTCACACGATCGAGAAGTACATCTCGAAGAGGGAAGCCCTTGGCGCCCTAAACCAAATCTGCCGCGCGTGATCTTTTTTTCCGAATCGCGCTTGCGCCTTCCGGAAGGCGCGATAGGTGTATTTCATCGGCGGCAACGAAACCCCGCCGATGAAGGAGATCCCATGACCACCATCACCTGCCCTAAGTGCGCTGGCGCCGCCAAGATTCACGGGTTCAGCCACGTCGAGCATGGGCGTTGCTTCCGGTGCAACGGAAGCGGCCAGGTCAAGGCTTCGCCCCCCTCGGACCGCGTGACGGTCAGTGTCGGCCCTGACGGCGCCCGCTACAAGCGCCTGTCCCCAGAGCAGGCCGGCGCCTTCCTGGCCGCAGGCAACTACGCCGTGGGCCACGATTGCATCCTGACAATCAAGGCCGGCCCCGGCGGCGGAAGGTTCGAGCTGATGGCCGAGCTTTCCGAAGAAGGGGAGAAGATCTGCGGTGGAACCCTCTGGTTTACTGGGCGGCCCGGCGCCTGGCGCGTTGAGTCGATCTCGGACAGCCTCCGCCATCGCTTCACAAAGACCAAGGCGGGCGCGCTCCTGAACCAAATCTGCAAGGCGTGATCTTTTTTCCGGATCTTGCTTGCGCCTTCCGGAAGGCGAGATAATTGAAAAACATCGGCGGCAACGAAACCGCGCCGACAAAAGGAGATCCCATGACCCGCATCCCCACCATCCTCGTCTCCGACATCCTCCCCACCGACGCCCGCTGGGCGGGCTGGTGGCTCTCCGCAGATGGCGAGGGAGAGCTCGACATGACCGGGCTCACCCTCGCCGAGGCCAGGGCCGAGCTGCTGGACCAGGCGGGCAAGGGGGGCCAGGAAGGGATCCTCGCCGGGTCTATCCAGATCCTCGAAGAGGAGTAGCCCGAAGGGCGGCGGCGCCGCCTGCACCAGCCCAGAGCTGGCGTAGCCCCCTGCAAGGATGGGGGCCCAGGCCCACGGACGGGCGCAACCTGTGCAGACCGGCCCCGAGTCTGCGCAATCTCCACAGGGGCAGGAAACCAAATGTCACCCTCCGTGATCCGCGACGACATCGAAGCCGCCTGCGCCGTCCCCCCGAAGACCCAGGCCAGCGGACAGCTCCCCCCTGGGGAGGCGGTGAAGGTCGCGATCCGCGCACACGATATCCAAGCGTATGCCCTCGAACCCGATGCACCAAGCAAGATCACCCTGATGGGTCCCCCGGAAAACGTCCGGGCCGCGCTGGCCTACCTCGCAACCCAGGGCTGGGCTCGCGTGGCTCCCTCCGGGGCCCGGCTCTAGGGTCTGGCAGGACTGGCCAAGTCCTGCCACCAAAAGACGGGCCGCCGGCTGCACGGTTTCGCGGTGGGTCCGTCTTTTGGTGGAAGGTCATCACAAGGCCAGAACGAACCCGCCGCCCTGGTTTCTGTCCAGGTACAGAGACAGATACCGCAGAGCGTCGACAGCATGATCCGAAACGCCCGCCGCGACTTGTTCGCGGCGTTCTTCGTTTCTGTCCTTGGCCCAGATGTATCCGGCCATCTCGTCCCGAAGCCTCTTGCACTGTCGCAAGACCCGAATCCCCGGAAGTCCGTTCTTCATCGGCTTCAGTCGACGGGCCACACTGTCCACGGTGGCCCTGAAATCTTTGATCGCGGGAACGTTTTGGATGTCATGCTCCAAGGCAAGCGACATCCGAGACTGCCTATCTTCAGGGTCGGCGATCGTCTCTTCAATCTGGTCAGTCCCGGTCATGTGTTTGATCATGTCCGCGTGGTAGCTGACCAGTTGACCGGCTTCGTAGTGCTCCCGGTAAATCCAAAGCACCCCATCAGGATCGACAGCTCCCCAGAGGCAGCAGAAGGGGGCCCTCATCCCGAAGTCGATGGCCCGATATCGCCTCCACGTGGGGGGCAAGATCATGTCATCGACCACATGGACGGACTCATCCCACTCCGGCCAGACAAGGCCCTCGATGGCTCCCCACCGGCCATAAAGGCGAGCAGCCACAAAGGCAGCAGCGCCTGCCTCGGCCGTCTGTTTTAGGATGGTCGGCGGGACATGGGGATTGTCCAAGCCGGACAGCTCGAAGAAAAGCCAGCCCGGGGGCGGGTTCTTCACATATGAGTGGTAAACCCAGGTCAGCCCCATCAGTGGTGTCATAGTCAAACAAAGGGCGCCGATTTGATCGGCGAGGCGCATCATCAGTTCATCGAAGGCTTCCCGGTCCCTGGGCTCTTCGTCCACCCATGCGGCCCGGATACTGTCCCCCTGCATCCCCTTCCGGCCCTGACTCCAGCACTTGGAAATGACCAGACCTCCCCCAGGAAGAGATAGGCGGGCTTCGTTCTGGGCCATCCGCCCATGCCACTCTGCGCCGGCCGGACAGTACAGATCGAGCTTCCCCCGAACATACCTGATCGCGTCTGACCAGGTCAGCGAAAGTGCCCACACAACCCCGGGCCCATCGGGGAAGGCCATCGGATCGAGTTTGTTCGCTTTGCAGAATGCGACCGTCCACGGGTGACTCCTCCCCATCGCTTGGGCCAGTAGCCAGGCCGCGCCAAGCTCCGACTTCCCCGCCCGGTTTCCACCACTCACCAGAAGGTGAGTCTGTGCAACCTCCCGGGCGCGGACCTTCTCCGCGTGAGCATCCGCCCAGATTTGCGCAACCGCCCTCTGCGAACCCCTTTGTTCAACATTCCCACACTTCGGGCAGCGGTGGACCAGCCCAGATGTCCGGCGCAAAGGCCACCCGCGCCAAGGCTTGTCCGCCTGTCGTGAACAGTCCCGACACTCCGGCGCCCACAGGCTGGCCAGGGGTAGAGGCGCAGGAAGGGATGGAGTGGGGTTCATCCGCCGACAGGTTCGTAAAGCTGGGCGAACTCGGGGTGCAGATCCCGGAGCACAAGGAGGGCGTCAAGCGCGTCCTCTGAACAGATCATAGCGGCCATCTGTGACCAGGCCCGCCGAAGAAGGGCTATCCGTTCATCATAGGGTAACTGGTCAACGGCGGCCTCAGCGATCACCCTGTCCGCGCAGAGCTTCGCGGCCAAGGTGGTAAGGTGCATCGCTGCTTTGTTTTGGATGTTCTGATCTATGTCCTCTTCAGTGGCCAACCGTTCAAGGGTCGGAAGCGCCTTCGTCCCGGCCCGCATGACCCTACTTTTGAAGTCCAGCGAATGGGCGCCGAGATACTCGGTTGAAGCATCTGTCCACTCTTTCGAGTAGAAAACCTCGGACCAGTCTGTCACCGTCATCTTGGGATATTGTGAAAGCACCCTCTTCTTGACAAAAGCCGCCGGTTTCCCTGCCCGGAGGAGTTGAGCGGCCAGTTTTTTCGGTTCGGCAAGGTCCATGCTGGGGCGCTAACCTGGTGGAACGAAACCAGCAAGGGGCGGCCGACCGTTCAAAAGGTTCTCCACCCACAAAAACGGATCTGACACCCCATCAGGGATGGGGCAAGGCTCGCCCGTCCTTACGTCGCCACCTGGCCACAAGTCAGCCGGGTTCATGCGCGGGAACAGACCCAGGAGCCGGAGCACCTGGCTAGACGCATCCGTGTAGCTTGCGGGAAGGCAGGACGGCGAAGGCACGCCCCTAACCCTCCCATCCTCCACAGACACGATCGCGCCGATACAGTGAGCAACGCCCGGGCCAGGGGCGAAGTGAACCGGTCTGTATTCTGCCCTCACAGAATGAAGCACTCCTCAGTGCCTTCGTACACCTCCGCGCAGCACCAGGAGGACCCTGGCCCAGGGCGGACAACCCACAGGTCAGCCTCCCCAGGAAGGTGAACAGGCCGGCCGTGAACGGTTGCCGCGTAGGTCACCCAGCCCGGTTCTGTGCAGCGGACAGAATGAAGGCACCCGTCAACTGTGTAGGCCGGAAGTGCCAGGAGTCCGGCTGGCTCAACGCGGGCCTTGGCCCGGCAAGATGGCGAGGGCTCTGGGTGGAGCGGGGGAAGCAAGGAGGAAAACAGAAGCAGCAAGGCGATCAAGACGGACCTCTCAGGGGAGACTATCCCGGAGCTTCACCCGCGCAAGCGATGGCGCGAGAAAAATCGGCAGACACAGTCTCCAGACTCACGCCCTCGTATCTGGCTATTTGCTCCAGCATATACTGAACATCTCTCGCGAACCGTCTCGGTCTGCCGGGCAGTGGGAAATGGAAACAAAACAGAAAGTCGTTGACCTCAAGACAGGCCATGCCCAGGCGCTTCCTGTCCCCTTCGTAGACAGTCCACCCCCTGCCGCGAAGGAACTGGGCAAGCTGGCCCGAACCCAGAGCATTGAAGGCGAAGGGTGAGATCACGGGATAATCCGCTTGCACGTGTTGGCCCTGACCAGTTGAAGCCCGATCCCGTGAAGAAGCAGGCGGATCACCATCCGCTGGGCGTCCATCTCCGGACCCTTCTGTAGATGGCGCCCACACGGGCGGCGGGATGTTTCGGATTCCGTTCATGGGCGTTCTCCTTTGTAGACGGGGT